CAGCGCTTCGCAGCGCTTCGCAGCGCTTCGCAGCGCTTCGCAGCGCTTCGCAGCGCTTCGCAGCGCTTCGCAGCGCTTCGCAGCGCTTCGCAGCGCTTCGCAGCGCTTCGCAGCGCTTCGCAGTACCACTACGAAGTGCCACTACGCAGTGCTAATGAAATCCATGAATCTAGATTAGTATGATTAACATTGTATAAACATAAATTACATTTCTGTTTATGATACTAATTAATCGTATAGTATTAATTGGAGCTATACAGCCCTAATTCACACTACGCAGTTCAAAACAATAGCTATCATTAGCATATTATAAACATAAATTACATTTCTGTTTGTAATAAAAATTTCCATAGATAATTGGAGCCATACAACCTACTTGTATTTACGACTTTGGCGTTTTTTGTTTTTACGAACCGACTTACGTCTGGAACCACCTACTGCTGCACCGCCTCCTGCTGCACCGCCTCCTGCTGCACCGCCTCCTGCTGCACCGCCTCCTGCACCACCAGGTCGCACTCTGCCTCTTCTAGCTAAGTATGCGCGCATAGCCACTAGACGTCTATTCGCAGCATTCCCACCTGCTCGTTGCTTTATCACTTCGCGTTCATCAGGGGTGAGCGCAGTAATAGTTGCTAAATTCGCTGGATTCTCAAAAAAACCAGTGAGTTCCGCACTAGGTACATAATGTGTTATGTTGAAAAATGTCGCAGTTGAGTACTGGTTATCAACAAAATCTTGTACATATGGCGGTGCTAACAATCGAACAACATTCGGTTGTGGTGCGCGATTTATACGTTGCGCTATTCCACGCTCACCATTGTTGAGTAAATACGGTGAATTAACATATCCCATATATTCAACTCCATCCACAACTTCGCTAACTCTATATGCACGTGCTCCTGCTGGAATCGGCGGATTTGGCGGATTTGGTGGTTGCATTATCTACTTATATTAGTTTTTTTTTGTTTTTTGAAAACATATGAGAGTAGGATTGGATAGCTCCATTTTATACTATATGAACGAGTATTATAAACAGAAATATAATTCATGTTTATTATATGTCAATGATACAAATCCGTATTCATGGATTACATTTTCACTGCGTAGTGGCACTTCGTAGTGGTACTGTGTAACGCTGCATAGCGCTACGCACTACGTAACTTCGTAGCACTTCGTAGCACTTCGTAGCACTTCGTAGCCGCGCGAAGGGAAGGTACCCCCCATAAATATGAGACTAGAAACCTGGATTATTTCTTAATTTCATTCATTTTTAAAGGAACTGTAGGTTGTGAAGGATTTTCCTCAAGTTTCTTTGTTTCACCCGGTAAAATAACATCCATAAACATACGGCTCAATGTAACAGTCAGAATAGTTGCGTAGGATGCCTGCGTCGCACTTACAAAATGAAGTGTCGTCGTACACATTGGACTACCTGTATTAATCATTCCTTGTAGAAATCCCCAAATCCCCGTTGGTAAACATATACTCGAGTACAGATTCGTCGCTACATAATGCGTAGTATACGTCAGCAATAAAGACCCAAAAATCTTGGTGATATTATTTATAGGAATTGTTGGAACCATTGGTTTGATACGTACCGTATTGAACCAATAATAGTTAAATTCTTTAGACTCGCAGAATTACAAATCCGTAGGCGACGTGCGATTACCGCCGCGGCTCGCGATAAAATCACGTTGCTTCGCCGTCGTACAAACGCAGCCCGAACCGCACGAAAAGCTTGCCCCGCAGCATTCAGGTTTGCATTGATTGTTTTTAAAGATAAAAAGGTTATCGGGACCGAGTTCAACTTCAGGACCTAGAAGTGGCTCATTCGGTGCCGTTGCACGCCAGTTGCTCATGCCATTATCGGGAACTTTGAGTACATTATCGTAGGCACCAATCGCTTCGTAGTTGTTTCCGGTACCCGCACCGCTCATAATATAATCCGCAAAACCCTCGGTCGTAGGGTAATTCGTATAGCCAGCAAGCATTAAGTAATTCGCAATGAGTAACAACCCAAGCATGATTAAAACAAACATGATACGGCTGGACATCTCTTCTATAGTCTGGGATTTTTTGTTACACTTTCAAGAACCCAATCGTATGTTTTAGAAATTGTATCCGCGCCAATATCCGTAAAATCACGCATTCCAATATAATCTGATTCAAATAGTTGAAATGTACCTGCTTCGGTGAAAAGCGAATACCATTCGCGTTCCACAACTTCGGTTGATTCTAATTCGGGCTGTTTCCATTCATTATTTCTGAGAATCCACGCACCGCATGAAACATACGCATTACGCCCAATACGTTTGGCGCGTTCAACATCCGATACGCGTACAATACCTTGGACACGCGTAGCTTGCCCGCTCGCATCCAAAACAATATCACCGGGATGTATTCCGCGAATTTTTACAGGACCGATAGGTGTAGATATTTGAGTCTCTCCAGATACAGCAGACTCCGATTCTAATGCGGCTTTACTCGGTTCTACTATCTGTTTCTTACTATTGAGTGTTTCAAACACTTCTTTATTCCATCGCAGTAATTCATCGTCATTCTCAATCTCTTCCCAGTCCGCAAAGAATAGAATACCTTTCTTCGATACGACTGGTATTTTTCGGTTGCTTGTAATTAAACAGTAAAGTTCTCGTGTATTCGGTGCGCATAGAACTGCGTCGGGGTGTTCTTTCACGTGGAGTGCGAGCGAACCTTCATATACAATATGATTACCGCTCACATACACACCTCGTAATTCATACAAATCGTCTGTCCAAGTATTAAAGTACAAAATTCCCTCGACCGTTCCTCCTCCGTAAAGTGCATCGCCCATTTGTATATTTGAAATAGGTACGATACCGCTTCTTAATTGTATAGGGGTGTCCGCCGTAAAACAAAATGTGTCACCCGCAGCACCCGCTACGCCAGCAATAATTAAAACCGCAACTGCGCCCAAAATCAAAGGCATAACTGGAAATAAAATGAAGAATAAAAATATCATCATAATCACTAAAATCACCATAATAATGATAATAAGTTTAATCATTAAATCTACAAAGGAGAGTACCGTACTAACGGTAGATAATCCAGCGTATATAGAACTTACCGCAACACCAAAACTTTTTTCCATAGCCGCATAGAGTTTTGTAAAGGTCACTCGTAAATTATGAAATACAGAGTTAAAGCGCCTCATAAACATATCACTCACATCGTTCCATTTCTTCCACATATTTCCCATGAGTGCACGAATGTTGAATAACCCACTTAACGTTTCCATTATGGCATCCGTCATCAATTTGAAAATCTTAAATACAGGTTGTAATAATACGGCAAAGATATCCTTAATAATAGCCTGTATAACATCAAAAAAATTATCACTTGCGAACTGTACCCGGGAACGAGGGTCATCGTCCGGTTTGAAAAGTGGCGCAGAAAACATATACAATGGGTCGGATTTGTACTTTGACCAGTTTGCCATAATTTCTTCACGCCGTACATATCCTGACATAAAGGATAATGACGCAAGAAGCGTTACTGTAAGTCCTATGAATGCCCACATTCCTTATTAGGAGTGTATGTTTCCGACTAGGAGATTCAACCTAGGACACATGTTTAGCACGAAAAAATTGAACAATAACTTTGAATAAAACTGAATCGTGTTTTCTTTCCTTCCTTACTTTTACGTCCTTTCTATTCCTGTGATTCCTACATTTCCTTCCTTATTCCTTTCCTAAAAATGATTTCCCCAGTTCTTACTACGATGCGCGCAGAGGCTTCGGCGACCACCGGTGTCAAGGGCTCAGATGTCTATGCGACAACGGGCGACCCGCGCCTAGACTTGAGTGTCAAGTGCGTTCGCGGTACAGATGCGCCTACGCTACAGGCAGCTGTGAAAGCCGTACTCGCCATGAACACCCAAGAGGCGATCGAAGATGCGTTTGTGACGGCATTTCACGCGCGCAATATTCGCGGCAGTGGTAAGGGTGAGCGCCTCATCTTCTACCATATGTTTCAGGCGCTATGTAGGGCGTATCCGACCCTTGCATTTGCGCTGCTAGACCTGATTCCGCACTACGGCTGCTGGAAGGACCTTTTCGTACTCGCGAATCATACGAATCCCGAACCGGCGTACATCACATCTGTCGCCACTCGGATGTACAATGCGATTATCGATCTCACGGTCAAGCAGCTCACGGCGGACGCTGTTCCAGGCGCTACCAAGACGCTCGTCGCGAAGTGGGCACCGCGTGAGGGTAGCGCCGAATTCAAGAGCATCGCGCGCGATATCGCAGGTCGCCTATTCGCTCCGGATGGTCATAACCACAGCGCGCAGATGCGTTTGTACCGTAAGATGCTCAGCAAGCTCAATGCGGAGCTCAAGACGGTAGAGACCTATATGTGCGCTGACCGCTGGGATGAGATTGACCCTAAGGGCGTACCGGGTCGCGCCGGTAAGCTCTATACTAAGGCTTTCCTCAACGAGCCGACGACGTATCGTTCAAAGCCGCAGGTAGTCAGCTACGGATTGTACGATCAGGAAAAGTACGAGAGCGATGGTGAGGACGAGGCAGGCGCAGAGGCAGGCGCTGGCTCGGAGTTCCGTCACGCCGACAGCGAAAAGCGTATGGCGTGCCGTAAGACATTCAAGGAGTACTACGCGCGGGCTGCGAAGGGCGAGGTCAAGATTCACGGTGCTGATACGATCTTTCCGCACGAACTTATCAAGCAGGTCGCAAGGGAGACTTTGAGTGCAGAGCAGAAGGACCATATTCGCGGCGTATGGCGCTCTATGGTCTCTGCGATGGAGGTCGGTGGCGGCTTGAAGCGCTCTATAATGATGTCCGACTTCAGCGGCTCGATGGAGTCATCTTCGTGCGGCGATACGCCGTACTGGGTATCTATGGCGCTCGGTATCCTCGGCTCCGAGGTATGCGGCGAAGGTTTCAAGGACCGCCTAATGACCTTTGACTCTGACCCTCAGTGGCACACATTCGCGCCCGGCTCCGATATCTTTGAGCGCGTCCGTACTATTCGGGATAGTCGTATCGGTGTCGGTCTCAGTACGGACTTTCAGAAGGCGATGGATCTCATTCTGGTCACACTGATTGATAAGCGCGTACCGCCTGGCGAGGAGCCCGAGAATCTCATCGTACTCACGGACATGGGCTGGGATGCGGCGTGCTTAGAGAATGAGACTAGTGCATACACTGGCAATCGCTATCACCGTGTCGTCAAGAAGGCTCCGTGGGAATCTCAGATTGATACGATTCAGAAGGCGTATCACGCGGCTGGCTACGTTGCACCGCGTATCGTTATCTGGAATCTCGCTGCGTCTTATTCCGATAACCTACACGCTACAGCGACCACGCCTGGTGTCGCAATGCTGTCTGGGTGGTCGCCATCGCAGTTCAAGATTCTCCAGAAGGAGGGTCCACGCCAAATGACCGCCTATGAGATGCTGCGGGTAGAACTCGATGACCCGCAATACGACCGCATACGCCAGCGTATTCGCTATACGTTGGCGACAGCGACAGCGACTAGCGACTAGCGACTAGCGACAAAAATTGATAGCCCATGATGGCTTAAACGCCGATTGTGTGTGTAATAATGTCAAGTGTGTGTAATGTCAAGTGTGTGTAATAAATTCTAGGGCTTCCTACAGCAACACAAATCCTTTTAAGATTAAGTGAAACCCGTTCCCCGTTACTTGAATTCACAATAGGATTCAAGAAACGCATATTTTGACTGCTGGTCATTTCGCCCTTCGGTAGGGCAGTCTTTCGTCCGTTGGTAAGTATTCTAGGGCTTCCTACAGCAATCACTGAATTTTAGTGAAAGCAGAAGCCCGTATCCGTTTCTTGAGACTAAAAGAAACGTACAGCAACCCAATCGCAATTTTATTAGTATTCTAGGGCTTCCTACAGCAACTAACATCCTTTATGATTTTAGTGAATCCCGTGTAATCCGTTTCTTGAGACTAAAAGAAACGTACAGCAACCCAATCGCAATTTATTATATAAGTATTCTAGGGTTTCCTACAGCAATCACTGAATTTACTCAAATTTAATTTAGTGAAACCCGCGTATCTCAGTATTTTTTGATTTCAACAGACCCGCATCCCGGTTCTGTTGAATTCGTTGAACTTCATTTATTAAAGAGTATAGGTAATATAGAGAATGGGAAACTTTTTTTCAGTTAGCAATTGGGACGATGTACCTTTTGAGGTGAAAGATGCATCTGGGATTCGTACAAAAGCAGATGCAAGTGGAAATGACGTAAGCGGCAATGAAATAGAGAAAGCAGAAGACAATACACATGAAGCAGACAATACACAGGAAGCAGAGGAAGCAGACGAAGCAGAGGAAGCAGACGAAGCAGAGGAAGCAGAGGAAGCAGACAAAAAAGAAGAAATAAATACAGATGTAAGCGGCAATGAACCCGAGGACGCAAACAACCATACAGAAACACATACAGATGTAAGCGGCAGTAACATAGAGCAAGCAATAGACGAGAAAGAAGGAACGAATACAGATGTAAAACCAGAGTCAAATTCGAAGGAAAGTAAGACGAATATATCAAAAAATATCAGCAAAAACAGCAATCTCAGTAAAAATGCCGAAAATAGTAAGGTACTGGAACCAAAAGAAGCAAAAGAAGCAAAGGAACCAAAAGAAGCAAAGGAACCAAAAGAAGCAAAGGAACCAAAAGAACCAAAAGAAGCAAAAGCAGAAACCGACATATCAGGTGCTGTTGTTGGGAAAAAGGAAGACGAATCTATTCATATTAAAAAGCAGAACAAACTGAGTCACGCTAAAATAGAAAAGAATAAATCAACAAAAAAAGGAGCACAGGCAGGTGGAAAACGTAAAACTCGTAAAAGGAGTTTTAGAGCAAAAGACTCTGTATTCTAGGGCTGGATAGCTCCAATTATTACTATATGAAATAACAGTATAATTAGTATCATAAACAGAAATGTAATTTATGTTTATAATATATCAATTATGCTAATCTGTATTCGTGGATTTCATAAA